GACACTAGATATAGTAACAAAGTCACCAATCAATGCTCCGTGGTCCGCGTCTGTTACCGTAACGGTTGATGAACCGCTGGTTGTTGCAAATTGAGTTATACTTCCTGTTGCGCGCGTAGGCGTGATATCAGCATAACTATTTTCTGAGTAAGCGTATAGTTTTTTATTAGTACCATAGATAGCGTACTTAACGCCTTTAAGATCTGAGTATGTAAGTATTGCTCGAGTTGCGCCGACGAGAGCATCACTTGTTACTTTTGTCCAACCACCTATTTTTTCTGGTAAACCATATCGAAAGCGAACATTATCACAATCAACCCATTTACCTTCTGCACCGTATTCGGTATTTTGTTTATCTATACCCGGTGCTATTTGTAACTTAGTTAGTGGCATAGAATGGTATCCAGTAATCTGTTCCATTGACATTAACACGGATATGTCCTGTTAAGTCTCCTACACTTGTATCTGTTGTTATACTTGATCCTTGGTCCGATGCACTTGTGCCATCAAACTTAATAAACTCTTGGTCTGTATCATCTTGGTCTAATGATAGACAAGCAATAGCTCCAGAAGAGTTTGCTTGGTTTATTTCTACACTTGCGTCTGCTGGTGTATTTGTTCCAAAACCAATCTTATCAGCCGAGCCGTCTATAAAGAAAGCATTAGCTAAAGTATTTGTTTCTGCTCTAAAGTCTACAGAGGCACCAGAATCATTAAATGTAAACCCACCACCATCAAAGTCAATTCCACCAGTAGCTTTAATACCACCTACGACGTGTAACTCAGTTGAAGGAGATGCGGTTTTTATACCAACCCTGTCATTACCTGCATCGGTAAAGAATAAGTTAGCATCACCGTTACCTTCTATTCTAAAGTCTAGGTCTGCACTTGATTCATTAAATACAAATGTGCCACCATCAAGTGATGTGTTGCCACTGACTGTTAATGTTCCATTTGCTTTTATATTACCTGCATCTTCTAATACATCAAACATTGTAGAGCCGTCAGAATATAAAATATGTTTTGATGACGCTACTAGGTTTGTTGCAGTTCCGCCTGCTGGTTTAAATCCTAAAGTATAGGTTCCCATTGTCGCTGCATTATCAACAATGTACCAAGATTCTACAGCTTCACACTGCATGGTAGTATTACCAGTAAGTGTGCCTGTTAGTTTGATAATTGCATTACTTTGTTCGTCTGCTGTTGTACCGTCTGTTGCTGTTAAAGAGTCTGTTGTACTTGCAATTGCTACAGATACATAACCTTTAACGGCTGATTCTAATTTTGTTAAATTGTTATTTGTTATTGTACCCCATGTTCCCGAGTTTTCCCCACTGGCTTGGAGTTCGAGATTGAGAGTACTTGAATATGTTGATGCCATTTATATCTCCTATGCCACGTCGTCTATTAAAGCTGCTACAATTAAGTTAGCTGTTGCGTCACCTGCATCGCCAATGTCTGACGATATAGCGTGTATATTACCTACCGTTGTGTTAGGTAATCTACCAAACCATGATTGTGAAGGACCAATAAAAACAGCGTCGACTAAGTCATTCGCTGCTGTGCCTCCATCAAAACACACATACACACCGTCTGCTGTGCTTGTGTTTTTAATAAATAAAAATTTTACTTTGTCACTTGTTGTAATTGCTGTTGGTGCTGTATCATCATCAACGGCTGTATAATCTAAAAAATGTCCGGCAATCAAATCGGTGCTTGTTGTTGTACAAGCTGTTAACTTGTAATACCATTTATCATTCGCATCATCTGGTGTTACCGTCATAGATCCACTAATAGATTTAGAAATCTCATCTGGTAAAACAGTTGCGGTTATATTTATTGTTGCATCATCAGCCATAATTTATCCTTAATCCGTTGATCCCGGTTCTACATCTTTCCATGTTGCCGTTTGTGAATCATCAACTTCATTCCATAAGAAGAAGCTAGGTGATCCAGCCGATAGTGAAATCAAGTTTTGGAATGCTTCTCCAAATGCTGTTTCTTCTCCTACACTTACAGTTATGGCACCAGCAGTTGTTGGTGTTACGTTTGCTCCACCAGTTGCTACCTCTGTACCTAAACTAAATGTTCCAGCACCTGCTGTTGTTACAGCAAATACTGCTGATCCTGTTGCCACTAAAGTTCCAGCACTAGCTGTTGCGGCTTGGCCCATGGAAACATCCACGGTTCCTGCATTAACAACAAGTCCAGATAGCGCTTCTGCTACTCCAAATTGTCCAATTGCTCCGTGTCCTAATAACATTTATCTCCTATGGTTTTGTCGGCCATGTTACGTTTTTTACTTTATCAACAGTATCAAGACCATTTGTTAAATCTCTTAACTCTTGTCTGTAAGTTTTCATATTATCAGCTAAAGTGTTATCTGACAATGCTAGATAATCTGTTTCTGCTAGTAATACATTTCTTTTTTGACGAAGACTTTCTAAGTCTCTATTTAACTGACCATCATCCCATGCTTTTTCTTCTGCATCACGGGCAGTTTCTTCTTCTGCTGTAAATTGTACTTTTACTCCGTTTATATTATGATATCTTGGCATTTTTTCTCCTTATTAATTTATTCCATACATAGAAATAGTTCCTGTGTCTATATTATCACTTTCAAATTTAAATTGAATTGCGTCAATAGCCGATGTGGTATTTGCATATCCACCAACAAAATTATTAATAGAATAATCAGCTTGATGCGACCCTTGAGATGTACCTAAAAAATGTTTAACAAAAGTTGTGCTACTTGGATTAAATAAATGAAATTCACCACAAATACATTGGTCATTATCTGCTCCTGCCCCACCATATAAATTTTGAAAACCAGTTCCTTGAGCTATGTCATCACCCGCATTATAGTTAACTGTTGCAGGACTACCACCTTCACCCTGTATTCCTCTCCAATGAGTAGTTGTTTTTGTAACATTATAATTAGAACCACCATCTGCACTCAGATTAAATAAAAATGTTTTAATATCAGCACTACAATGCAAATTCACATATCTAAAAAGATATTCTTTATAAGTAGAATCTATGCCGCTTGTAAAAGATATAGTTGAATCACTAGACGCTGTTATTTCTGATAATAAAACTGCTGAGCCTCCACCGCCTATAGGTGTGTTATATCTAATATTTTTATATGTTGCCATTATGCTATCCCATACATTTTAAAAGTTCCTGCATCTATATTTCCTGCATTAAAAGCAAATCTTACAGCATCAACTGCACTCGTAGTATTGCAGTACCCTGCAAAATAAGCCGCTTGAGAACTAGCATTTACCTCTACACTATTTGATGTTCCTATAAAATGTTTTACAAAAGTTGTACTGGAAGGATTAAAAAGCCAAAGTTCTCCACTTACACAATCTTCAGCACTTCCATTTCCAATTCCTCTAGAAATATATTGATTTCCTGTTGCCTGTGCCAAGTCTCCTCCAGTATCATAAGTAATTTGTTCATCTGTGCCATCTTCATCATGCCTTGAATGAAAAAATGTAGTTGTTTTTGTTACATTGTAATTAGAACCAGTGTCTATTGAAAAATTAACATTTAAGTTTGGGCCATTATCCCCGGGATGACAATTAATAAATTTAAATACATATGTTTTATATGTATTATCTAATACAACATCACTAGTTCCATCTACAAATGATATACTACTACTTGAACTTGCAGTTAATGTTTTAATTAAAGTCATAGCACCTGCTCCAATTTGTGTTGATGTAGTAGCAGAAGGAGGTGTAAAATTATGTGCTATTGACGAATAAGTTGCCATTAATGTACTCCAAACATTTGTATTGTTCCACCTTGAATTTCTCCACTTGCCATTTGAAATCGAACGGCGTCAACAGCGGATGTTGTATTAAAATAACCTGCAACATGGCTGTTTATAGATAGGTCGCCTCCGTGTGTTTCATTCATTGTTGCAATAAAATGTTTTACAAAAGTAGTTGATGAAGGCTTAAATAACCATAATTTTCCACTAACATTACCATCATTATCTCCACTTAATGATTGAGCTAATTGTTGGTCGCCTGTTCCTTGTGCAATATCTTTATCTGTTTGATATGATAAAGCCGCAGAACTATCATTTTCTTCCTGAGTTCCTCTAACAAATGTAGTAGTCTTGGTTACGTTATAATTAGAGCCACTATCTGTTGAACCATTAAAACCAAATGTAGTATTATCAGTTTGTGGATGAATATTGTTAATTATAAACAAGTATTTATCATAGGTAGAATCTATACCACTAGTAAATGTTGCATTAGTATCAGAACCATCAGATGTAAAAGTAGCTAGGGGCATTAATGAGCCTGCACTTCCTCCATAATCTACATTATACTTTATTGCGTTATATGTAGCCATTACTTATGATCTAATAACCAACCTTGAGTAGAATCAACATATACTAATCTAAATGCGGCTCTTTCGGTTGAAACTGTTAAATCTGCGGCGTCACCTTGTATCTTGTGAGAATTTCTTCCTATTGTAATATTATTAGTGTCTGCTGTTGCCGCATAATCAACTATAGCAACAGTGTCACCTATTGATGCACTAGAAGGTAATGTCATAGTAATAGCACCACTTGTTGTATTTACAAAATATCCTCTTCCTGCAACCATTGTTGTATTACCTGTTATAACTGATTGCCATGCTACTGTTCCAAATCCGCTTGCAGTGCCACTGTTAGTTATTGTGCTACCAGATAAAATTTCAAAATTATTAGCGGTAAATCTAAAATCATCCGCACCTGCAATCTTAATATCTATCTGATCATCTGTATCTGCTGTAATACTTGTGTCACCATCAGCATCTAAAATTAGTTCATCACCGTTTATATCACGGTTCATTGGTGCACCTACTGCACCAGATATTTCTGTTATAAATATTGACGCGCCACTTGCAGGAGCAGTCGTAAATGTAATCTGTGTTCCACCTGTAGCTATTGTATAATCTGTTACAGGTTTTTGAATAACCCCGTCATGTGAGACTAAAAGCTGTGCCGGGGATCCTACTTGTGTACCTAAATCAAAAGTTACATTAGAACCATTATACGTATTTCCACTTGTATCTAGTACACTAAACGTGCCACCTTTAATTCCTTGTCCTACGTATGCCATTAATCAGCCTCCTCTATTGTGTTCCCTGCGTCTATCCATTCTTGAATATTATCCCAATCTGTATTGCCCGGGTTATTAGTTGGAGTAGTTATTTTTATAGAAGTATTATTATCATAAACAACATGAACTATTGTTTTTTCACTTGTTGTATATTTTACTTTTGTTATTGCCATTTTTTATCTCCTATAATTCTGCATTAAAATCTATTATTCCACTACTATTATCAGTAGCTATTTCTCCTGCTTCACCAATAGTACCACTTGCGTCTGAGCTATTATGCATTACTTGAATATTTTTAGCATTGCTTCTAGTTAAAGTAAAATCATCTACATAATCAGTAGAACCTTGAATATCTATTACATAAGCATTTGATGCACTCCCAGATACTAAACTAGGGTTTGTTCTAGGTTTGACTGGTAAATAAACAGACACTCTAAATTGGTCAGTATTTTTATAATATCCTGTTCCTACAGTTTGATTTGATAGACCATCTGCTCCATGTTGAGCAACTCTGAAAAAATATCTTGCACATCTTGCAAAATTATCTCCAAAACTTTCATGTTGAAAAGGTGGTAAGGTTGTAGAACTATACTCGCCTACTTCTAGTTGAACACCTGTAATTTCCCAGTTATTAGATGTGCTATCAGCATTATTAACTTGACCAACAAAAGAGTTAGCACTTGCATCAGCCGCCCAAGTAGTTGCTAAAGTACCACTTGTATAACTACTTCCCATAGCAATACCAAAACTCATTTGTATTCCTGTTGTATTATCATTTGCAATAACTGTTCCTGTGGTATCGGCTGGAAAATTAAGAACTTTATATTCCCATGTGTTAGATGATGAAACTGTATAAGCTATTGAGCAACTTCTATCGGCATCTGGTTTATA